ATGAGGTGAGTCGGCAGGTTTCATAAAATACACTAAACTAGAGACGCCGATCCTTAATAATATAATAAATAAAAAGATGACTAATAACAAAAAAGCAAAATTGGATACTAAACTATTCGATTGCATAAAACCAGGATTTCCATAAGCACCAAACGCCGCTGAATTTCCATAACCACTATTACTAAATGGATTCATTTGAGATATTGAATTGTTATATGAATTATTGTTAAATGGATTCATTCTATATATTATATAAAATGAATAAAAAATTTTATAAAATGTAAAGGAAGAGTGTTTTTTTAAAAAAAACCTTTAAAAAGTAACACTACTTTTTTCATTACCATTTTCCATAATCGATAATTGTACACTATAAGTTCCAAATATATTTAATCCAGTCGAATATCCTTGGGAATAAATGTTCCAAACTTCTTGTGGATTCAATGCATTTGGATAATATTGGATCTTCGAGGTCCATCCGTCGAACCCACCTTTTGGTGTAATATATAAGTCAGAGGTAGTACTTACTTGAGCAGTACCAGGTAACAAACAAGTACGCACTAATTTACCATCAATATAAAGATCCATCGAACGACCATAAACACTGACCACTAAATTAACCCATTTTTGAAGAGGAATGTTAGCAACCATACAGGTGTGGATAACAGGTTTTGTACTCGTATTAGTGGTAGTGGTAGTGGTAGGTGGTCCAGGATAACATGCTAAAGAAACGAGCACATTGTTTTCCACTGGCGCCAACACGATGGCAGGGCAAGGGTTGGTGCCGCTAACTCCTAGAGTAAATCCTTTGTCTTGCGGAGTAAGTGCTCCCATTCTACCAAGAATTACTTTGGATTCTCCATAACGATAGTTCCAGTCATTCACATAAAACCAAACAGAGTAAGCAAAATTGCTTGCCTCCGCTTCTCCATTTTTTGCTAAAGAACTTGCAGTAATCGTCGATGCATCTTTACCGCTTTGAATACTTTGCAAAGTATATGGATCCACAAATAAATATCGTAAGAACATAAAGATTAAAACAATGACTACAATAATAATTAAAATTGTTAAGGGATTCATTATATAATATAGATTTAGAAATTTTTACAAAAATAGTGAATATATGTAAAAATTATTTTATAGCATTACTTACTTGATTCATATTTTTTACCAAAATAGTCGTATTCGATTCATTGAGCACTGGTGGGGTTCTATCCTTCACCATGTTATACAAATAATAAATATTAGTCATCGTTAAAGGTTTTCTAAAATAAACTACATTACAAATACCACCTTCAATACCTTCCGATGAACCAATGGTTAAATTATCTAATCTATAATAAGGTACCACACCTATATTTGATTTCACCAATTCTCCATTTAAAAATATATCTAAAACACCTCCGCTATAGTTAATGATAATATTGTTCCATTTTTGTAACAAGACATTGTTATTTCTGTATAGAATACGATCCCCATTTTCGGTATAGTCTGTTAGTTTATCCGGTTGATTTTTTTCCGTTTGTGTACCATCTTCTTGTGAAATAGTAACCATGAGCGTATTTGTGCTGCCATTGTATAAAACATTTGGTTTTCCGCCAAAATTCAACAAGGACGTATATTTATTGTAATTTGGATTCATGCTAGGAGGGGCTGCATGAAGAAAGACCCAAAAAGATAACCCATATTGATAATCATATTCTTCACTTTCATTCAAGTCTTTGTAGGTGCCTAATGCGTACTCCGAGTGTGTGTTTACCGGTTTATTGACTAACTGCTTTCCGCCTTGTGTTTCGATAATATTGAATACAGAGGGCATCCTAAAGTAAACAATAAATAATAGAATGGCTACAACAAGCATCAACAAGGAACCCGCTTCTCCTTTATAATCTCCAGTAAATACTTTGCCAATCGAGTCGAATACGCCGTTAAACAAACAAGGAATGTAAAATAACATACTCGTGACCAAATTTATAAAACCATTTTTTTGATTATTTCCTAGTGGCAATGGTACTTGAATTGTTCTGTATATCAAACCTAATACAATCACAACAATGGCAATGTTTAAAATTAAATAAGCAATATTGGATTGCCCAGAATAATCTTGTATGGTAGTAGAAATCCAAGCAATAAATAAACTGGATATAACAATAGCAAATACTATTAGCAAAGAATTTTTTAACGTAGTCAATTTACTAGACGTGGCACCTTTATCGACGATTCCTGGAAACGTATTGACGACGACCAACAACCCCCACAAAATAGAAATGATAAATCCGATGACAAAAAATGCGGAAGTAGATTCGCTGCTGGCACCTGAAGTGTCACTATATAACATAATCCCAAACATAATCAAAAATAGAATGTAGCCAAACCCAATATAGTTGGTAATCGTGGAAAATTTGTTTAATAAACTCGTATTTGCATTTTTCCCTTTCGACGGATTGTCTGGTAGTGTGATGACAATAATTAAATACAGCAATGCAAACACACCTATTAAAATGGCCAATAAAAAAGACCCCCCTATATATGTAGAAATATATTCTCCAGGGTCCGCATAATACAAAATAATAAAAATGGTCATTACACATAAAAATAATAGCACGGACTTAATTCGTTCATAGTTCACATTGAATTCATCTACATAACTATGCGATGCGGATTGATAAAAAACAAACCCCCCAACCACTGCAATAATGGGAAGAATAATGTAAGCGTATTCATTGATAATCCAAGATGGCATAAACCCAAAAAACAAAATGAGACCCATCGTATATAAAATAGCATAGCTTACACTAGTAATTTGAGTAAATAATTTTTTAATGTCTTTAAAATTGGGTAGTAAAAATCCAGATAAACAAATGACAATCAAACAGAAAAAAAAGGTCGTAAGCACTATGTTTTGTGTTTCTTGATTTGATTTGCCTTTTTTCAGAAATATATTTACTTTGAAATAAATTAAAATCAATGCAATGACTAAAAATACAATAAGTATGACCAATGCATAAAATACTGGATTTGTTTGAATAGTAGGCAATACATTTTCATTACTATTTGTATTATCCATATATTACACTATCAAAATATTATTTAATTTTTATTACATATTTTCACTAGCCGTCTTTCTCCCGTGACAATTACGACACAATGCGATCAAATTCTGCACGTCATTTCCCCCACCATATTCGAGTCGCAACTTGTGATCAATTTCAAAGGTATGGTCTAATTGTTGATGACAATTTCCACATTTCCATTCTTGGCTAGATGCTACATATTTCTTCTTTGTTTCACTTACGGAACGTTTTGTGGCGGTTTTACCCGACTGCAATATTCTTTGCTCGGAAGAAAATCCTGGTCTAACTTCATTTAGCGTTTCCATAAAAGAGGCATTGTTGTCTCCTGTGTAGTCGATAATAGGGCTTAACATATCCATGGAATTTTTATCGATGGGCATAAATTTAACCATATTGTTTGCATACAATAACATGTTGCGTCCTTGATCTGGATTCCGTTTTAATAATACATAAATTCCGATTCCTAAGGCTGCATAAAAAATCATTTTATAATACTTTTTAAACGACCACAACATTTTTGTATATTTGCCATCCGAATAGGCATTATAAATAAAAAAAGCAGTCAATCCTATTACAAATATTTCTAATCTCATATATAAATAATAGATAACAAGTTTTCTGGTATAAATAATTCAATGTTTGAATTATTTATTGATTTTATGGATGGATTTTATTAATTTTTCTTTTCATCCTTTTTATCCATATTTCCCATAGCCTCCTGACCATAAGCTCCCTGAAGTCCAACACTCTTAAAGATGGTCTTATGTTGGGTGATATTCGCAATTCTTAGAGCAGCCAATAAAATAACAACATAAGGCAACAACACTAAGAACCAAGAAATATAAGTATACCCCTTCTTACATAGCCAACCTAAAACATAGGACCAGACAAAAGCAAACACCATTTTCATTAACACGGGACCAAACGAGACACCTCTAACTAACGCAAAAATGGAGGCAATTACAGCAATGCCAAAATAAATTTTGGCTGGTGTACATAGTTTACTAAACATCTTGTCCATTTATATACTATTCAAAGATTTTTATATTATTTTTTTAAAAAAAAGGGATGTTGAAATCTTTTTTGTTTGGGGCGGCGTTTAAAGGAAACCATTTTTTTACTAAAAGGATGCTTTCTCGTTTTTCCTTGAGCATTAGGGATGGTATGTAGAATGGCTTGAATCAATTCACTTATTTTTTCTAAATCTGAATATAATTCATTCATAGAAATGGGTTCATGTCTAGGATGATACAAGTATTCTAGAAATATGTATTTTAATTTTTGAAAGAGCTCTACTTCTTGTTTTGTTAACTTGTTATAGTTGTGCGAGAGTATTTCAATAAACACATAATATACACTTATAAATCCCCATATGTCTATTATTTTTATAAATACTTTGTCTAAATAATTACGCAAGGATTTTTTTACATTATGATCAGAAGTTGTATAATGCTCTAATACATCTACTATATAGTTGACAATCAGTGGCATAGTGATTTGTGTTTCTATAGTTTCGGGTTTTAACGAAGTACTGGATAACGAAGTACTGGATAACGAAGGACTGGATAACGAAGTACTGGATAACGAAGGACTGGATAACGATTCGTGACTAAATAACTCAAACATGATTTCATTGATAAATTTATAATGCCCCGCACCTCGTTGCTGCATCCAATCCGTAATATACTGAATGACAAAGGGCTTTAATTCGTCTTTGGTTGGTTTCCCTTTGTTTCTTAAAAATGCGCTGTATTTTTCCACAAAACTATCGGAAAATAGAATGACAGAAAAAGGCACATTGAACTGAAAAGGTCGGTTCCTCCAGGAGAAAGGAAAGGTATGATTTTTAAAGGGCAAATATTCTACTGATAACCCCCAATCTACTAGCCTCGTTTTATCTGCACTATCTATCAACACATTGGAATCTTTAATATCACTATGAAAAATATGCTTTTCATTCATAGGTAAAATCCCCTTTTTTAATAATTTGATCAAGTGAGTATGTACTTTATACATTTTCTCAAAAGAACCATTTTTATATATATAATCATCTACTGGTAGTCCACCATAAGGCATATTTAACGCATATAATTTGTCTAAATTTTTATTTATATTTGTTTTTATGATTTTATCTTTCGGTAAGGCCCTGCATTTACTCGTATAGTTATCCAAATCTGTCTTAGAAAGAGGTGCTGGTTTACATATGGATACATCATATATTAAATAATAGTCGGTATAATCTTTCACATGTTGCAACTTTTCTTTTATATGGACAATTTCTTCATATTCCGAGTGCGCGTGTTTTTCCGTCATTAATTTGGAGATTTGATTTTTGCCTCTTTTTTTCTTCCCTTTGCATTTGAGTGCTGGGCTGAATACGCAACCAAATCCACCAGAGGCCAATATATTGCCCCCTTTTTCCAAATAGGTCTTTGTCTTGATATGTCTTTTTGTTTTTGAATTTGAATTAGAATTTGTTTTATTTTTGATAGTCATTGCTATATATTGTATACATAATAATCTATTTATCGTATAAATAATAAACGGCACCCCCCAAACCTATTATAATGAGTAAATAGACCACTTTCCCTTGCAGCTTATAATATTCGGCATATTTCTCGTCTTTGGTTTTATATTCATTGTAGTAGTTTATAAAAAACTCGTTTAAAGAAATTTGTGGCTTTTCAAGGGCTTCGTTTATTTTATTATGAATAAAATGCATCCAACGAACAAAAGAATCGCGATTGTCTAAATAAGGAGTAATTGGATATTTTTCAATCAGTTTACTAAAGGAAGTGGAAATTTCTTCTACTGGGAGAAACAAGGGCAAGTTTTGTATGAATTCGTAGTATTTCTTTTTTGTCACTTCGTTTGGATGATGAGGATACGTCATGGCTAATGTATGTAAAAAGAACCAATAGTGAGGGCCCCATACTTTTGGATCCAAATAAATAGTTGGCATATATATCCACTTTTAGAAAAAGTGGAGCAAAACAACTAAATCCACTTTTAGAAAAAGTGGAGCAAAACAACTAAATCCATTTTTAGAAAAAGTGGAGCAAAACATTTCCAGAGATTTTGGTTTCACCTTTTTTTAAAAGGTGGAGTGGATTCGTTTTTGCTCTACTTTTTTCAAAAGTGGAAAAAAGTAGACTGGACA